AGAGGCTCTCTTTACTTTATATTTGAGGTAGCGAGAGAGTGACCAATATCCCAGCCCAAATTTACGGCGAAAGGCATTAAAGGTAGAATTCCAATTGAGCACCATATCATATAACTTATCACCAAGGAAAGTCAACCATGGTGCAAGTTTGGAGATACCATCAAATAAATCACCATGTGTGACCAGTAATCGTTTACCATTGGCATCTATATGCTCGGTCTGGTTGCATATCTGTATAGCACCAAAGCTTAGGCCATAGGGTATCATGGGTCGTAGGAATTCATCGTGGTTACCTGCAACATACACTACTCTGGTGCCTCGCTTGGCATGGCCAAGGATTCTTCGCACCACATTAGAATGAGATTGTTTCCAGCGCCACTTGTTTTGCTGTATTTTCCATGCATCAATAATATCGCCCACAAGGTATAGTGTATCGCAAGTGTGGTGCTTTAGAAAGTTATTCAGTTTCTCGGCCTGGCAATCACGGGTGCCAAGGTGAACATCGGAGATGAAGATACTACGATAGGTGTTCATCGTGGGTTATAATCCATTGTAGTGCATCGGGTAGGCTTTTATATATGGGTGACTTGGGACTGCCTGTGATTGTATACCATTGGTAGACCAATGCTTCTTCAATTTGCCATACATTGGTCTCTTTATTCCATTGTGCTGTGCGTTCAATTGTTTTTTCTAGTATCATTGATATGGAAATTCATTTCTCGCTCATTGATTACCACTCGGTTGTTCAGGTCGGTGAGCTTTTTGTTTAATCGGATTATTCGGATAAAGCAGAAGATTAATAGGGCAAGGACAATGGTAAATGAGGCGCCCCACCCTACGATTAAGCCGTATGTCCAGTACCATAGGGTATCAATGGCATTATTCAGTAGTGTTAGTGGGTTCATCAGGTATCTGTGGTATCGGAGGTTTTCTTATTGTTTCATTGATAATATCGGTGATGGACTTATTGGTCTTTCTAAACTGTGGTTGTGAGTAAGTCTTTGGATTCATCCAATCGGGCAATGGTTCAATGTCATCGGGTTCACCCCAAAAGTTATTGTTCATAGTTTTTTAATGAGAATAATCTTCTTATTCTCTCCTGTTGGCTTAACAAATAGTTCCTTTAGTTCGGTATTACTGTGCCATTTCATACTGGATGACTTATGCTTAGGTAGGCCTGCGGTCTCGCCTATTTTTGACCAGTTATCGGCAAGGTACACGGCACCATTCTTACCTGCACCGACAAAGGTAATAATATGGGTCAATTCATCGCCATACTTGGCCTGCCATGCAATTGGTGCCTGTCGGCGGAGTTCTTTCAATACTCTGGTGCCAACATTCTGTATGGATTTTATCATACAAAAGCGCCAATTGTTGGCAATGGTATTAAAGACTGCCTTGTATTCTTCTTTGGAAAGGGAGAGGTGACGGAGTATATCTTTGGGTGGTGGGTAAACGGATGAACCGATACCTATCATGCCGACTGTTTGGCCATCATAATTAATCAACCAATCTATACGGCGCCCAACGGAGGCATTACTTGGCACATAGGAGTGGTGGTTCTCAATGATGTGCTTCACAAGAGATTTTTGGTCTGGTCTCGTAACTTCAACCAGTTCAATCATTTATTCTCACATTGCTTGGTGACCACTTCAACATGAGCATGGTTACGGCCTGCGTCAAAGCCAAATGCATAGGCAAAGCAAAATATTAGTAGGTATACAATCCAGTTCATTCTATATTATCTTTTATATGTAACCAAGGGTTGGGTTCACAAGGTTTTAGTTCAGGAAATAGTTCTAATTGTTCCATTGGTTTTAATCTCTCAGGCGGTACTTCACCATACCCAACCGACCTTGACCATTCTTCAGCGGAGTAATAGTATGATTTATCAATCGTCATTTTGTTTTGCTCTCTTTTCTTGGATGGTTTCTTCACCCCATATTTTACGAGGTGAAGCACACATAACACAATTTGGTTGCCCACAATCTAATGCATGGTGCTTTGCAAACATATGTGGATTGTCAACCGGCACACCATGCGACTTCGCTATCTTTACTTGTTTCTGTATTGCGTTTTGATCCTTTAACAACCTTTTACTATGCTTAAACTTCGCTTCTTCGTGGCTCATGTTTAACCTTTTCTAAATGACTGAACAATAGTTTTTGAAAATGCCATGATACGGGCATTTGCTTTTCTATACTCTGCAACCTCCTGTAATAGTTTATTGTATTCGTTAGTATTCACTACGGTAAAATCATCTCGTGGTGCCATAGCAGCATCTTCATAGCCTGGATGGTATGGTGCCTCTGCAACCAAATCTTCTTCTAGGCCTGTTGCACTTGAAGGTGTAACACAACCAAGGCCTGGGTCATAGGCCTGTTTCCTATCGTCTGTGGTGAATGTGGTCATGGGTTTAATAACTCCGTTAATTGTTCATTTTCTCCAATAGTGCCTTTCAAAAAGGTATTGAATGCTAAACTACAACGAACATTGTTACCGGCCTTCTGTTCAACCATGTGGGTCAAATGCGATGGAAATACGACAATTTGACCTGTCTTAACGGTAAACCACCATGATTCAGAATTCCACCAGTTCCATTCGGCCGATGTTAGTTTAATTTGTTTGTATCCATCTTTAAAGAATGTAATTTTATCGTTTTCTTCACTAGCATCAATGTAATATACACCAGACAGGAAACTGTTTGGGTGTGCGTGTTTGTGGTGCCATTGTTTCTCTGAGGTAAAATTCAACCATGATTGTGTAATGTAAGCCTTCACATCAGGTTTGGCTACAATGATTTTATTCATGTAATGATTGACAGCGGCTTCAATCTCTGCTTTGATTGTTGCCATCTCAGGTTCATTGACAATGTACCGATTGAGGCTGGTCACATTACCTTCGTTTTTATAGGTGGTCTCACCTGATTTCTTAAAGAATTCTAGTTCTTGCTCTGTAAATTCACGGTCTATTGATGAAAATACAATTGGTGTTGGAAATAATCCATGTATAACTGGTTCACTCATAATATCCTTTTGATACAAAAAAATCTTTTACTTTCTTTTCAGCCTCTTGCTGTGATTCTGCCAATAATTTTACACTTGCTACTTGGTTTCTATCAACCCGTAGGTTAAATGGTACTGGACTGCCATCAAACATTACTTCAGGTGGTATATCTATGACCACCTCAAACTCTTTTAGGTTCTTAATGCGGTCAATTACATTCTTTGCATCCATTAATATTTTCCTTGTAGAATGATTGGCTTAGGTGTTTCTCGTGTGGTGAAGTCTTTTGTTACCCATAGTAAAGCTGCAAGTATGACCAAGAATGTGCCTATGAGCACCAAGTATTTCTCACCACGATACAGGCCATTATACCATGCCTTTATTTTATTTGCAATAATTGGATCAATCATTAGTGAAGATTTGCCTTAGGTGGATCGGCAAGAATAGGCCTGTCGGCAATCGCATTAAGCAGATTGCGAAAGTCTTTTTGATTTTGTAATTCGGTATTGAGAAGAATTAGACGGGCAAGAATAACTGCCGATAATTCAAGAGCTGGTAATTGATGTTCAACCGAAAGGGTTGAAAGAAAAATATCTACTTTTTTTGATATTGCAATTAATTCATCATCGGTAACCATAATATATCTCCTTTACTGCCATTATATATTAATTCACATAGGAGAGAGGTAAAGATTAATTAATGTTGTATGAAGATGCAGTAGTGAATGTTCCGTCACCAGTAAATGTATGTATAGAGTTTCCGCCTGATGAAGAATAACTTCCACCAGAAGCTGCTTGAGCACCAGCGTAACGAATAATTACGATACCTTTACCACCATTACCTCCGGTACCAAAGCTATTAGTTGGATTGTTGTATCCACCACCACCTCCACCGCCGCCGGTGTTATCTGAACCAGCAACACCATTGACAGAAGGGTTGCCTGAAGCTAAACCACCGGCGCCACCTCCACCGGAACCACCAGCTCCACCAGTATTTGATCCACCTCTACTATCTCCACCTCCACCGCCGCCACCAGCATATGTTACTGGTGTTCCTGAGTATGGTGAAGCTGTGCCAGCACCACCAACACCAGATGCACCAGGAGAAGAATCACCTCCTACACCAGTAGCACCGCCACCGCCGCCGTTCAATAAGTGGCTACCATGATTTGCGCCAAGGCCACCGTTGTTACCTTGTGATGGACTTGTTGATGGCACATTACCACTCGCAGCAGTTGCCGGAACAAAAGTAGTAGAACCACCGCCACCAGAACCACCAGAGAGGCCTTGACCGCCAGAACCACCGCCGCCGCCGGCAGAGGTAGATGAGTTAAATGTAGAATTTAAACCGTTAGTACCATCATAAGGAGAACCAGTGGCACCTGTCCCACCAGCACCAACAGTTACCGAATATGCAGTTCCTAAATTTAAAGTTTGGCCAGAAAAGGCACGATAACCACCTGCGCCACCGCCGCCACCATATGCATATGCACCTCCACCACCACCAGCAACTATGAGATAATCAGCAGACAATGAACCGCCAGCGGTACTAAGACCAACAGGAAATTTATATCCTGCTGGCCGTGATGAGATTAAATCACTTAAATTTGGATCATTGAGAAAGCTTATAGGCATTGTATCACTTACTAATTAAATGTAGAAGAAATTAATTGATGAAGTATGAAAGGTTTGCAGTAAATGTTCCATCGCCAGTAAATATGTGTATGGAATTTCCACCAGATGAAGAATAGTTTCCACCGCCAGCAGCTTGGCTACCAGCATAACGAATGATAGTTATTCCTGAACCGCCGTTGCCGCCATTGAAATTGGTGCCTGCACCAAAAGCACCACCGCCGCCACCGCCTGTATTAACAGTTCCAGCAACACCGGTTGCAGTATTTGTTGTACCATCATAGCCTCCGTTTCCTCCACCTGCTGGAGCTCCAACTCCACTTGGACTATTACCTCCAACACCAAATGTGGTACCAATATAAACACCGCCACCGCCACCGCCAGCATATGTTACTGGAGTTCCAGAAAATGGTGATGCAGTTCCTATTCCTCCATCACCACCTTTGTCGTTTGAACTTTGGCCGGCTGCTCCTGCACCGCCACCGCCGCCACCACCATAGTTTGGAGCACTGCCTCCAGTTCCACCAGAATTTCCTTGGCCAGGAGTACCTGCACCGCCTGATGAGCCGCCATGCATTCCTCCGCCACCAGACCCTCCACTTCTTCCAGTACCGTCATTATTACCAGGAGTTCCTGGATAGGCTCCGCCACCGCCGCCACCCGTAGATGTTATACTGGAAAAAATAGAATTGAAGCCATTGGATCCTCTAAAATTTGGAGTAGTACCTCTTGGACCACCTGCGCCAACTGTAATTGAATATGGAGTTCCTGCTGTTATAGAGAATCCTGTAGCAGTCCTGTAACCACCTGCACCGCCACCTCCTCCAGAAAATTGACCAGGCGAAGATGCACCACCACCACCGCCACCAGCGACTACAAGGTAATCAACTGTGCTTAAACCACCTGGCGACACACTTAATCCAACAGGAAACTTATATCCTGCTGGCCGTGATGAGCGTAAATTGGTTGAACCGGGAACATTTAGAAATTTGATTGGCATTATGACACTTCCACACCGAAGGCTGAAATTGCTAAACTGGCGCCATTTGTATTAGCTGCAACAACTGTACCAGCTGGCAAAGTTAAAGGGAAATCTAACAATACTGTATCACCTGTAGGAGCAATAGAACCTCTCAGTATGAAATGTTTTGGTAATGGTGTTGTAGAATCATCAGAAGAAGGAATAACAATGATACTATATGTAGCGTTTGCTGCTCCTAAATTGTCCACATGAATTGAATTTACAAGAGCTGCCGTAGAGGCAGGCACCACATAGACATTCGTTTGTGTATTAGCACTTGGATTAATCTGACCAAGAATTTTATGAATATTTGGCATTAGATAATCTCCACACCGAAGGCATTAATAGAAATATTTGAACTTGCATTAGCACCAGTAACATTAGCGGAAAGAATAGAACCCACATTAAGTGAAACTCTTGGTTCTAAAACTAGTGTTTCAGCAGCGCCGAGGGCATAACCTGAAACAATGAAATTTCTTGTGGTTACGGCTGAACCACTTACATTTGCAGCCACATTAACTGATACAGTATTTGGACTTTGGTTGCAAATTGTAATGGTTGATATCATTGTGTTTGTTGCAGCTGGTACTGTGTAGATTGTGGTCAGAACATTTGCTGTTGTTTGAATTTGACCTAGAATTTTGTATGGCAGGCGACCAGCGGCCGAATCAGCAATTACACCAACTGCTGAAGAAACAACTGAAAGTTGACCATTAGAAACGGCAGCACCTGGAGCAAGTTTGGCTGCGGTAATACTCGCATCAACTATGTTGTTGGCATTGATAATGTTTGTTGCAAGTAGGTTACCAGTAATTTGACCTGTTGCAATCAGGTTGCCAGTGATTGTGGCTGCTACAATATTATTGGCACGAATAACATTATCAGCTAAATCATTACCAAGAATTGCATTATTTACAATATTGTTGGCATTGATAATATTTGTGGAAAGAGTATTTCCTGTAACTGCACCTGATGCTATTTTTGGTGAGGTGATTGAACCATCTGCGATATCAGCGGCGATTACTGTGCCGTCTGCGATGGAATCTGCTGTGACTTTATTAAGAGGCATTGTTTATCCTATAATCTATAATGATATATTTATGCTCTATTTATAAGAAAATAACCCTGCCGAAGCAGGGCTATTTAGATACTACGCTTCAATTGGCATCTGTGGGTTTTGTTCACACACAAAATTGATGTATTCCACAGCATCTTCTTCACAAGTAAAATAACGAACAATAGTTTGGCCTGTGAAGCAGGATGTAAAGACAAGCAATATATTGTCCTCACGATAAACTGAGAACTTTATTGCCCATCCATTACGAACAACCGGGCTAAAACTCCGTGAGTTATTTCTTATGTCCAACATTAGCAAAACTCTTGAGGGTGCCAGTTTGAATGATTTCTTTTGCATTTTCTGTTACTGTATCTACTACTTCCTTTGCTTTATCTAGGTATGTAGTGGATTCTTTACCTGCAAATGCACCAAAGGCATCAAAGGCTGCTACTGTTGCCTTGTGTTGAGCATCAATAACTGATACTGCAAAGTCTTGGCTTTTCTTGGTGAATTCTTTCACATCTTTTGCAACAGCATATGTAGCAAATTGGTCAGCGAAATACTTGGTGGTTTCTTGAATGGTGTTTAGGTTAAACATGGTAATATCCTTAGTGATTAATAATTAAATGAAGTATGACGCTCAAATTCTCTAATCAATCTTTCAACATCAGCCTGTGATAATGGCTGACGACTGGCAATATAACTTTCTAGTATAGATTGCCTGTCAATGGTGAATAGTGATAAAATTTTATTAAGCATTTTTTCCTCTGTTAGACCTCTTAATGAGCATCTATATGGAGTATATAGTAATTTATGTTGCAATGCAATATGATTTTATCACTATCGCCTAGACTTTATCACCTGGTGAAATCAGTCATTAGCATCTTCATACTTCATTTTGGCAAGGATATAATCTTTTACCAATGATGACCTAACAATATCATCAGGGGTAAATTCAATTCGTGTAAAGGCTGCCATGTGATGAGCAATATCAAAAAACTTTAATATGCCTGACATATCATTTTTCTTTTTGTTCAGGTCGGTTTGCCTGTAATCACCACACCAAATAATCTTTGACCTGTAACCTACCCGTGTCATTACTGTATCAATTTCTTCATAGGTAAGGTTCTGCATTTCATCTACAATAATAATGGCATCATCAAAGGACATACCACGAATGAATGATGTAGATATAAACTCAATGTGGCCTTGTTCCTCTAGTCTATCCCATGCATCCTTGCGACCAAATAGTGTTTCACATATCTGGCGATACGGTTGCTGATAGATGTCCATCTTTTCATTTACATCGCCGGGTAAATGACCAATCTCCCGTGATTGCACGGCAGACCTAACTACAATGATTTTATCAAATGGGTTTGATTTGTCTAATACTTCTTCAATTGCTTTATACAAAGCACAAAATGTTTTACCTGTACCTGCAACACCATGTAGTGCTACAAAGTAATCTTGGCGTTTGTATGCTTCAAAGAATAATCGTTGGTTTTCTGTGAGTGGTTGAAAGGTTTTGAGGTCATCAATTCGTATGCGTAATTGATTGGATGTTTTAACTGGTTTCAGTTCTGTTACATTGTCTGTTAGAGCTTTGTTGCGAGCCATTAATTTTTCCTAATACATGAGATTTGTGGATTTTACAGGTCACCCATGAGTTATAGTATTGTTCACTTAGTAGAGCATGGCGATAGAATATCTCAAATGTTTCCCAATAACTGCACTCTGACCTAGATTTGCATAAATGTAGAATTTCTCTTGTGTATGCTTCCTCCCCATTTTGTTTGACTTCTTCTTTTAATACTTCATTGGATCCCCAATAGGTTAGCCAATCACTTGATACTCTGCTCTTTTTCTTTTTGCCTTTTACCTGCCTCGTTTTAGATTTAGTAAAAAATTTCTTACCGATATACTTTCGGCCTGTTGAAATGTGTGTGATAAGATACACAAAACCGTAATGGTCTTGTATATCTTCTTCGTTGAATTGTTCTGTTGTATTATAATAAAGCCACATTAATAATCTTCATCCTGCTCCAGTTCGCTCTCCTGTATATAGGTAGAACAGAACGGACAGTATTGAGGATTATCTTCTACTACTCTTTCATCATATTCAATCTTAAACTTTGAATCACACTCAGAACATTGGTGTTTTAATACGGTCATTAATTACACCATGATTGTTTGGCTTCACCAAAATACTCACGAGCAAAACCATTTTTAATTAACATGGTGCGTAATGATTGGCCATTTAATATGATATCACCCAAGACACGGCCACCAAATTTATCCCAGCCATACAACACAACTTGACGCTGAGTGGAAGCTGATACTGCCTTTTTTGTGAATTCACTTGCGGCTTGTCCTCTGGCATCTTCTGAAGGGCATTGGGCTCTGTGTCCTTTTTCTGGAGTATCCACACCGAATATTCTAACGGCAAGTTCGGGTTTAAGTGGTGCAGGTAAAAAAGGAGCCGCTATGACAATAGTATCGCCATCGCTTACACGGACAATCTGAGCATCATAGGTTACACCTTGTGGAGTTTTTTGTGCAAATGCTAACATAGGCATTGCAAGTAATACTAGTAATAGTTTCTTCATTTTATTTCCTATTAATTTTTGCTAATTTCAAATAACTTAATGTTTTAATCCAAAACCATCCAATATCTAATTCAAACCATTTCTCAGATAGTTTTGCACTCGCTGGTTTGTTATGATGGTTATTATGTAGTTCTTCACCACCAATAATCAAACCCATTGGTATAATATTTTTGGATGTATCATTTGTTTCGGTGTTACGATAACCCCAATAATGGCCAATACCATTGACCACGCCTGCAGCCCAAAATGGAATCCAGGCCATCTGTATTAACCACATAACAATACCCCATCCGTGAAATAGATAGGTTTCAATAATCAATAATGCTATTACGCCTACAAGGCTATACTTTGAGTATATATTCTTCTCAACCCAATCGTCAGGTGTTCCTTTGCCGTATGCTTGAACCATTAGTTTATCTTTACTTGCATTAGCATACAGAAATGCACCACCAAACAATACACGCCAAATGCCATATACTTTTGGTGAATGTGGGTCGCCATATTGGTCGGTCATCTGGTGATGCTTACGATGTATAGCAACCCATTCTTTTGTGACCATGCCTGTTGTAAGCCATAGCCAAAACCGCATGAGATGTTCTACTACAGGATTATATGTTACTGCTCGGTGTGCTTGGCTACGATGTAAATACATTGTAACACAAAGAATGGTGATGTGTGTCATCACCAATGTGTATAGAATTAACATTAGGCGGCTTTACCCCAAACATCGTCCCATGTACCACTTAATGCACCCTTAGAATAATCTGTTGAACGGTTTTCAAAGAAGTTGGTGTGTGTTGGAGCATTAATCATTTCTTCAACCCATGGCAATGGATTGCGTTTGACTTTGAAAATGCCCTTCATGCCTAGACCAATCAACCTGCGGTCAGCAATATAACGAATGTATTGCTTTACATCGGCTGGTGTTAGACCTTCCATCTCACCCATACTAAATGCTAAATCAATAAATTTATCTTCTAATTCAACCATTCTTTCTGCAATGGCATAGATAGATTGTTTTAATTCATCGTTCCAAATCTCGGTGTTCTCATGTATATAAGTTTTGAACAACTTCATCATGGATTCAGCGTGCATGGTTTCATCAACGATTGACCATGTAATGATTTGACCCATGCCTTTCATTTTACCTTGGCGTGGAAAATTCAACAACATAATGAATGAGCTAAACAACTGCATACCTTCTGTAAAGGCAGAGAATACAGCAATATGCTTTGCGGTGTTCTCTTTGGTGCCATTCTTATCTGAGATATCTAAAACATAATCGTGCTTGTCTTTCATCTCCTGATATTCCATAAATTCATTGTATGTTGCATCAGGTAGACCAAGTGTTTCAATCAGGTGTGAATAGGCCGCAATATGTAATGCCTCACGAGCAGCAAAACCCATCAACATCATTCTTACTTCTGGTTGTGGAAAATATGGTAGATAGTTCTTTACATAACCACCTGCCACATCAATGTCGCCTTGCGTGAAGAAACGGAAGATATTGGTTAAAAAATGTTTCTCAGCTGGTGTGAGTTTCTTTTTCCAATCTTTCACATCTTCAAGCATTGGTACTTCAGTATGCAACCAATGTGATTGCTCATGCTTCAACCATGCTTCATATGCCCATGGATAGTTGAACGGCTTAAAACTGTTGCGTGTATCTGTTAATTTACTTTCTGTTTTCTTAATCATTTTTTCTCTCATACATGACTGTGTTAGTATCTCCTAATGCCCATTTTGAATCTGTTTCAACTGACCATCTTTTAGTTGCAACTTTGAAATCAGGCATCTTTAATTCTTTTGGGTTACTGCTTGGTTCTAATATAATTAATCTATTATTTGGTTGAGCAGCAAACTGCCCATTATCACACATAACAAAATTATAAGACTTATGGTCCTCGACATCTTCAGAAAAGCCAGTATCAAGAATATTAAAATCAGGATGGGCACTATCAACTGTGAAAAGGTATACCCCATACATCCAATCTCCATTTTTTAATTTGAATTTACATCTCATTGATTGTAACTGTGCTTTTTTAATAACAGTAATATCATAAGATAAACAATCCCACAACTGCAAATAATCTAATGGGTGTGGTTCACCTTCAATAGGTTTCCAACAAAATGCGTGTAATGGCAATTTGTCATACAATGCACCATAATTGTTTAAGTAGGCTTCAATACGAAATGCTTGACCCCGTAAAGACTTGATACTTATCCACCAACATGGTTCAAGTTCTCCATGACCTTTTTGAAAATCATAGAGAAACTCTTTACGAACAAAACATTTTACTGGTGGTAAATTTGCAAGAATATGTGCCATTAAAAACCCACCGATGAACCACAACCA